TGGATCGAGCGCCGCGAGAACGTCATCGCGCTCGGTCCCAGCGGCACGGGCAAGACCCATGTCGCGCTCGGCCTCGGCCTGGCGGCGTGTCAGAAGGGCCTTCCCGTCGGCTTCATTACCGCTGCCGCCCTGGTCAGCGAGATGATGGAGGCCCGCGACGAACGGCGTCTGCTACGCTTCCAGAAGCAGACGGCTGGCTACAAGCTCCTCATCATCGATGAGCTCGGCTTCGTGCCGCTCTCCAAGACCGGGGCAGAATTGCTGTTCGAGCTGATCTCGCAACGCTACGAGCGCGGTGCGACCCTGATCACCAGCAATCTTCCTTTTGACGAATGGACGGAAACGCTGGGGTCGGAACGCCTGACCGGCGCTCTGCTCGACCGCATCACCCACCACGTCAACATTCTCGAGATGAACGGCGATAGCTACCGTCTCGCTCAAAGCCGCGCCCGAAAGGCTGGCTGAAACCCTCACAAAAATCGCCGACGCCGCAAGCGGGAAACTCTGGTCGGGCTACGCCCTCCCGACGTTCCCCACTTGCGGCGCGAAGTGGCCTACTTTTGCGCCGCCCAATGGCCTGATTTTGCTCCGCCGTTGACATCGCGGGAATAACAAAAGCGCGACTACCAATCGGCCAGTCTTGCGGCACGGTATCGAGCATGCCGCGATTCAGCACGTAGGTGCCGTCCGTGACGGACTGCACCGTGCAAAGCTCCGTCTGCTCATCCGGTCCTGTTCCGATGAGAATGAAGTCGCCCGCTTCCGGCACTAGACCCCTCAGCCCCGGAAGATCGGCGAGCGTGGTCGTGGCTTCGGCCGGCAGCGCGTCAAGGAACGCCCATGTGCCTTTATAAGATTTGGTGCCGATGTCGGTCTGCGACACCGTGCCGTTAACATCAGCCGCGTAGGTGACGAGATTGTAACTGACATCATCATCGCTGTCGGGACCAACGACCACCGAACTGATAACTTCCGGGTACACGAAATCTGCGGGGCTATCTAGTTCCAATGCCGATGTCATCATGTACGCCGGCAACGTCCCCATCTGATAGTAAGACGCGGGTGTTGGGGGCTGCGAAGGATTGATCCATTCGGTGTCGCCCGGCGAAAGATAGGAAGCCAGGTCGAGACCGAAAATATCCTCATACAGACTGAGTGTAACAGTGCTTCGATTTTTCGTTACCTCGGCAACGCGGAACACGATTCGTTCGATGTTGTATTCCGGCCACGAGAGCGTCACCACGTCGGAAGTGACGGTATCCCAAAATGTACGGTCCACGGTGGCATCACAAGTGGCGATTGGATTGACCGCTGCTGCGAGATCGCGCTCGGCCAGCTTGATTGCCAATGGTTGCGACGTGACGCCGTAGTAATTTTTCGACGATGAGATGACACCGCCTTCAGCCGCGATACCGGCAAGGTCTTGCGCGGAAACGGTTGCTTCCTGCCCGCTCTCCGAATTGCTCATCGTCACGACGACCTCGTTGGAGATTTCTCCCCATGCCTTGCGGCGGAATGTACTTAGGGTCGCATTGCTCGGATTGATTTCAGGAACCTGGTCAACGTCATAATCGGCGCGAAGCAACTTGAGCGTGTGTTTACCGGTAGCCGGGTGGACAAACAGCGCGCCCTGAACATGATCGAGAATTTCACCGATGAACTTGCCGATTTCGCTCTGGCGTGTCCATATCATGTTGAGGCCAAACTGCTCGTTGTAGAGAGTCTGAGCACATGCTTCGAATGTGGTCTTGTCGATCAGATCGGGGTTCTCCCCCATGCCCCAATGTTTGTTTACCAGGCACTCGTAGATCATGTGCGAGGGGTTGGACGCATATTGCGGACGATTTTTTGAGTCGTCTGGCATGCGGATAAGGGCAATTGCCGGGTCCAGTCCTATTGACGGCCGACGAACTCGGGCGCTGATCTTGCGCAGATACGGGTTGTTTGCGCCCCAATAGAAACCCTTGGTTCCAATGACGCTGCGCAATTGTGAGATAATATCGCCCCAAACGGTGCCGTCTGAAGTGTCGATGCCTCGATTGCCGGTGAAGAATACGCTCGACAAACCACGGAAACCCGGACAAGTGGCGGTCGTCAAGCCGAGTTTTTTGGCAAGAGTTTCCGGCACCGTCTGACTTGAATCGCCAGGGAGCCACCAAGCGAGGCCGGCAACACCACCTTCTTTCTTCAGACCACCAAACAGTGATCGCTGTGCAATCGAGAAAGTTTCGGCAGCGGTGAGCGAGCCATTCCACATTTCCTTGTCGCCATATTTCAGGCGCAATAATTGAATCCCTTCGCCATAAGCCGCGATGCCGACGTGAATCGACATTGAATACTCATGGACTTCCATTTTTCCCTGTTTGCTACCGCCCATCGTGTGACCTCATTGAGTCAAGCACGCGATCGAGCATTGCATCGTAACCGCGTCCGCGTATGGCTGACGCACGAATGCCGTGACGCAGGAACGCCGGAAAGTCCAATTCCATGTCGGCGAAGGCGCGCTTTACGCCTCGCACGCAATAGATGCGCCGCATATCTCCAATCGTGATGAATGGGTCGGCGCTCATACGTCTATCTTCTTCGTTATTGTGGCCTTGTCGCCAAACCACAGAACATTGATTCCCGTCACTTCCATCTCGCCGAAGACAACCGGGATAGGACGACCGGCTTCGGCCGTCGGATCATCCATATCCTGAACTTCGGTCGGCTTGTCTTCTTTCGGCTTCGGCATGAGCAAGTAGCCGATCGCCTGAAAGGCAATGCCAATGACAAGTTGGACCAACAAGGGGAAAAGGAAAAACACCATTTGGCCGACAGTATCACTTTATAAGTGATTTTAATAGAGGGGTTAATAGAACTGATTCTTCTGCGACAGCGGGTTCTCAAGCGGTATGAAAGGTTGCCCGCCGTAGTTGTGAATGTTGTTGTGCGTATTGCACCCCGTCATCTGTCGATTACAACCGCGCACCACCGATAACGTAGTTCCCACCCCGATACCGCGCGTCGAACCGCGAATGGTGACGACCGTGCCCCCGTTGGTGATAGCCGAGATGGTCCTGATTTCGTAGCGGCCTGTTGCCGTGTCCGTCCATTCCAGCAACCCACCAACGTAACGCTGCCCGACAGCGGTCGCATCGGCGCCCGTTCCGTTGACCGTGGCGTCAATCGTGATTCGATTGCGGTGAATTTCCGTTGCGTTACGAGAGACGGTCGCAGCGGCCTTGTTGGCACGGCAGGCTTCGCCGTAGAGCACATGAGGGCAACCGATTTGATAGTTGACACGCAACCCGACGCGTTTGATCGAAGTTGAGACAGGTACACACGACAGTTCAATTTCGTTCTGCGTGTTGGCTGCACCGGTGATGCGACCCATCCATACGGCCGGGTAATTCTCCAGCGTCACCGTGTCGTTGACGTGTCCTTCGAAGATTACCAGGTTGACCACTTGACTCGGCGGGTAGGCGAGAAACAGTTCATCGACTTCAGTACCAAGTGCCAGCGTGACCTTGATGTCGGACTTGTCGAGTGTGCCATCCTGTGTGATGTCGCCGCACTTTATGGGCCACGGCTGATAGGTCACGCCGTCACGGACGATAACCGATTCGCCGTCGTTCAGGCCGAGCGGTCCGATAGTGCCTTCCGCACCACGGATGAGATAGAGGTGAACGGGCTGCGCGCTGTAGCGGCTGTCTTCAAGCGTGTCGAAGCTCATCCGAGTTCTCCGAGTATCGCGTTGATCTCGATAGAAGTTTTAGCGGCGCGCAGACGGGCCTTAATTCCACGGCGCTGTTTGTCAAGGATAGCTATAGCCGCGTCCTGCTCAGCAGCGCGCGCCAGAATGTCTTCGCGGTCGCCATCCACCAGGGCGCCGCCAAACTCGGCCTGCAACCGCTTTACAGCATGAAGAACGCCGAATGGTCCAATAAGCGCGTTGATCTGCTTCGAGAAGTGTTCGTCTACCTTCCTCTCTGCCTGCGGCAAAAGGACTGCCGACCTACATAATTTCAAGGTCATGACGAGCCTCCATGTACGGGAACGGCGGGTTGATGATGATCGTGAGCGGGCCGGCTTCGTCGAGTTCGACCGTGGTGTCATCGAGCGGGTATTCCACGTCCTCGATTTCGGCAGCGAAGGTCGAACCTTTCGGTGCGTCCTTAATCGTGATGCGGCGGCCGCTGACGACAACCGTTGCGGGACACAGTGGGCGCGGCGTAATCTGGCCGTCCCTGATGTAGTCACTCTGGATATCGCACTTGGCGAGGATAGACGAACCGTTGGTCATCACGGGATTTCCGTCTTCATCGACGATGGCTTCACCCTGCATCGTGCGAGCCTGAATCGGTGCTCCGGGCTTTGGCTCAAATGATAGCGCGCCTCGCGCGAGATATGCTTCGAGCACTTCAGGCATCACAGGATCGCTGATGATATGGAATATTCTACCTTGTTCATCGTGTTCAATGATCAATTTTGTCTCCTTAGATTAAGTCGATGTCCCACATATAGTAATCTACTCGCATCTGATCCCCCTGAGAGTAGTTAAATTCAAATCTATTATTGAATATCTTGATTTTATACCACGGTCTATTTTTTTCACCATTAAAAATTACAGTGATTACGTTTCCGCACCATATGTAAACACCATGATTATACGGATGATTCCCATAAGCCCGGAACAACGTTAGAGGAACGTTAGAAAACGTTTTTCCGAACGACACAGAATGGGTTCTGTTGCTGGATATATAAAACGTTCCTTTAAGCGATATAGGTGATGCTGCCCAATCCGAACTAAAATTAAGGTCTTTATCTTGAGCGGTAAAAACATCCGCGCCAGGTTTTGAAACCTTCACATAATCCTGAGATATAATTAAACGATTAGACATCTGACGGAATCCTTGTAATTCCGTAGCTGAAAGAATTTGTATAGTACGGCCCGTTAATTAAGCTTATTTGCGTTGCGGAATCATACCTTACCCACAGTATCTTTGGCGACACAAGGGCATATCCCCCGGAATCTATCATAGACGGATTACACACCACCAGAATTGCTGGTTTGTATCCTAGATTAGATGGAACATATATGATCGTAGAGGCATTTGGCCCAAGAGTTATTTGCCCCGATGAAATAAATTGCAATTCAGAATAGTTCGACGACCACAACAGATTTTCTTCCAAATCTGTCATCACGTCAAAAGTTGGTTTACTTATGAAAAGGCCAGCACCGCCGCTCGCCCTATTTCCTATTAATAATCTATTGCTCATTCAAATGGTATTCCCAATCACGAAATACGAAACAGGTTTGCTACCCCCATAATGGACGGTAAAAGTGCAGGATGTTGTAGTGACAATAACACCACAATCCGGCCACCCATTGTCTTGCCAATCTGATGTTAATGTATTTATGCAGAGGTATTTCCCGTTGTTGTTTACGAAGGCCAGAACAATAGGTATCTCCGCGTAAGTAACACCGAAATTTACCGTTACATCGGATATATCATCATATCCAGCGGGGACTAGATTGATCATGCCCCTTTGTACTATCCGTCCGATTTCAGGGCTATCACTCGTGAACGACAACTGATTGTTATTCAGATTCGCATCCATAACGTCGAACCCAGGACGCGAAATCCTGACCTTGTAGTCGCCATTGAAGTTTCCGAGCAGGACGCGATTGGCCATCAGGTGTTGTCCACGAGCAGAATGTGATCACTGGTGATTTCGAGACGCGCACCGGTCGTTGCCTCACGGATCGTCACGGTGCCGTCACTGGCCACCAGGAACTTGTTATTGATGTTGATGGAGCCTGCGGTCACAGCGCCGAGGTCGGCGGATATCGCCGACAGATTGGTGACGTTCATGCGGTCAGCCGTGATGGTGCCCTTAACGACAAGCGTTCCGGGCACCATTTCGCTCATCCATGCGCGGGCGATGATTGTTCTAGAGCCAACCAGGCCGTAGTCGGCAAGAATACCGAACGACGCATAGACTGCGTTAGATGGAATTGAGGCTGTGCCGGTCGGACCGATCGGCAATTTGAATTGCTGGTAGCCGGTCGTAGTGGCGTTAGATGGATGATAAAAATTGCCTGACGTGAGGTTCTGCGATGGCCACCCGGTTTGCGCGTCCTTGATGATGTTGCCGGCGTAGTCGTAGAAACGCCACACACCATAAAATGTACTGGTCGCGTCAGACTGCCAAACAATCAGGTCGAGTTCGTAGTCCTTGCGCGGATTAATCGGCCACTTGTTGTCCCAAAAAGTAGAACCATTGCCGGTCTTATCAAGTGCTCGACCGGAATTGTAGGTTCCGCTGGTATTGATGACCGCCCACCCATCCTGCGTCCAGGCGGCGGCGTCCGCAAACGTAGGATCGAAACTCACGATCGTCGAGGACGGGAACACGCTCATCTTCGACGCCGTGACAATGCCGGATGCCAGCATTGTTGTTGAGATGGAACCTGCTGTCAGAATGTTAGTCCTGAACGTGGCAATGTCTGCTTTGTCTGCGGTGAGCGTGCCGGTCTTGACGTGTGAGCCGTCGATGATCGTGCGACCGTAGTCGCTCACGAGATCGGTGCCGCCGCGATACACGGCGAGAATGATGCGGTCGGATTGAAACGCCGTCGCCGTGTTTGTGGTCGAGGCGAGCGCGGTCGCGCCCATCACGTAATAGACGTAGACCGTCCCGCTGCTCCACGTCAGGGAACCGGCAGTGACGTTGCGAGAGGCAATGTTACCATCGTCGCCGATGTATTTCATCGTGAAGGATGTCCACGACAGTTGATTCACTGCCGGCTTGTTGTGTTCGAACTGCAAACCATCTGTCGTGATGTTGCGCATCCCGAAGACAGCAGACGTGGCAAGCAGCGTGCCCGTGGCGATCTTCGCGCCGTTGATGGCAGTCGTGTCACCACCGTCGATCCAACTTGATAGCGTGGCGCTGCCGGAAATCTGAATTTGACCTGGCGCAATCTTGACTGAAGCGCCATTGACCAGGCCGACGAGCACGTTGTTGGATGTAACGTCGGCAGCCACCAGTTTCGACACGTCGAGATTGACAATTTTGCCATTGGTGATGATCGCGTCGGCGATCTGCGCTGTGCCGGTGATGACCGCTTGATCTGTGACCAGTTGATCGGCGCCAATGGTGCGGCCGATGATCGTTCCGCCGTCAATGAGCGCCTTGCCCATGACAAGCTGGAAATCATAGCCGCCCTTATATAGACCGAGGATGACCCCCTCGGCACTGTAGACCGCAGGCAGGTTTGTCGTTGTCTTGAGAACCGTGTCACCTGGGACGTAGTAGACGTACACGTCATCCGCCGACCAATCGACGTGTCCTGCGGCGACAGCAAGCGTGGTTGGCGTCTCGCCGGGAACTCCGAACGTGATCGAACCCGCAGTCCACGAAAGACGGTTGACCTCATCCGCGCCCGGTTGAAACAGAACGTCGGTCGTGACGGTGAAGGGCTTCGGCAGCTTCGATGTAGTTAGGCTTTTGCCGGCGCTCCATGGAGACCGATTGTCGGACGTATCGACAGCCCGCACCCAAAAATGTAGCGTGATTTCATCGGCCAAGCCGGTGTGGACAAACGACGTGCCGGTGATGGTCTTGTACGTCGCGTCATCGCTCGGCAACGGGGTCGTCGGACTATTGCTCTCATAGACCTCGTAGAAGGATAGATCGGCTTCGGTATTCGCTGTCCATTTGAGCCATGCCGTGCCGATGCCGGCCGACACCTTCAGGCCGATCGGCGCCGCCGGTGGAATGGTGTCGCGCGCAACGGTGTGCGAGACTTCATCGCTGTAGAGCGAGGCGTTGCCCGACTTATCAACCGCGCGTATTCTTGCCGTGTAGGTGACATTTGGGCGAACAGGCACGGTTTGGCTGGTGCTCGATGTCTGATAACTGACCCACGGCCCGTTTTCTTCCCGCACCTGCAAATCGTAGTAGAGAAAATCGCTCTCGCTGTTGAAGTCCCATGCGACCGTCATCACGGCAGCGGGCGTCAACACAGACGACATTTCAAGACCGTTCGGAACGGCAGGTGGGGTCGTGTCGATAAGTGCTTCGAGGTCTTCCGGCGTCACGACACCGAATGCACCGGAACTGGCTCCGAGGATGAGCGTGTTCAGTTTGTCGCGGACGCTGGCACCGGATTCACCGTTGGCGATTGGATCGACTGTGACGGTCACGTCAATCCTCCCACACAGCAGCGTCTTGCCAGATACCGCCGTCGCGCCAGTAACCTGTTGCGAGAATCCAATTGCTGCCGTAGCTGTCTTCGGCGGCCAGGTTCGCGAGGGTGGTGAATGACAAGGTGATGTTGGCCACGCCGTTCGTGCGCCACTCTAACGTCAAACTGTCCTGTGCGAAGCGGGAGACGAACATCCAAGACACCGCCTCAACGTCGCTCGGTGCAACGGAGACATTGTTGTCGGTGACGATGACGCTGTTCCCACCGGAAAAGGTCATCGAACGAATCTCGAACGGGTGGAGCGTGCCGTCCTTCTTGCGGATCAGGATTGCCTTGTGTGCCCGGTCATCGCCGTAGGTGTTGGTGAAGTTGGGATCATCCACCATGATCTTGTTGTCGATGATCGACAGGATCGGCGGGAAGTCATTGCCCCACGTAGGCACATAGATTTCACCCGCCCTGCCCTTGGCGCGGACGAAGATGTCCAGCAGGGCCATTGTTTCGGCATGGGAAACGCCCATGTAGGTCGCCGTCAGCGTGCGTGACACCAACGGCACAGGCGCGAAGGTCTTGACCACGCCACGGTCGTAATCGACGGACTCATACGCGAGATTGAAAGCCACTTGTGGTTGTTGCAGGTAGTTCGGCTTCCGCAGCAACGCATACCGTCCATAGAAGATCGCGGCGGGGCCGATTACCTGCTTGGTTTCTGATGTTGGGGAACTGTCGGCGGGCAGTGGATCGGCCTCGCGTGTTACTGTTCCCGGTTCGACCTGAAGGGTGAGCGATGACGTGGAAACGAGATTGGTATAGACGCTCGTGCTCGTTGTTGCGGAGAGAACGGCAGGCAACATGGGGAGAAGTTGGGCACCGAAGCCCACAGCACCCTTGACACCAGCGGTGAGGATCACTTGATTGCCGGATATGAAATCAACCCCGACCTTCTGCGCCTTGCGCCCCGTCAGCAGCACGGCCGGCTGGCTACCGGTCAACCAAGCGGGAACGTGATCGACCTTCAGCACCGTGGCACCGTCGGCTACGGTCTCGGTCAACACCGCTCCGTCAGCCGAGAAGTCGGCTACCTGAACTTTGCCGTCTTTCGCCGCGTTGATCGCATCGGAAAAGACACGCAACCGGTCGCCGTCAAGCAGCACGGCAGCGGTAATGCTGCGCCGAGGTTGGACGCGCTGCGAACGCCGCTGCTCCGTCCCGTCACGCGAGACGAACACATCGGTCTTGAACTCGTAGGTGTCTCGAACACCGTTCTGCCAGTTCGGAACGATGGGGAGAAAGACGGGCGGCATCGCAAACTTTCACTGTTTGAGTGGAATTTACCTTTAAAAGTGAAAGTTTGCAACCGCTATCCTTGGATCGCGGCGCTCACCTTGCGCGAGTTTCGGGTGAGGAAGTTGATCATCACCTTCTCGCCCGCCAATGATTGCAGCGCAGCCTCAACCACGTCTGCCGGATCGAAGACGTTGACGTTCTTCAGGTTGACCGCCGTGCCCCGGCCGCCACCGTTGAGGACGTGACGCGGATCGTCGCGGCGAATGATTTCCTCGTCATCCATGGCGATGATCGGCCGTTCTCGCGGCCCAAGACCAGCAATGCCGCCCGTGTGGAAGCGTTGAGCGTTGGCGAAGATTGCCGGATTTACCATGCGGGTGGGGGCATTGGTGCGACCGACGATACCGCCGCTATGGAAGATCGAACTGATCGCACCACCGATAAGACCGCCGATGCCGCCCGATCCGCCCGCACCGCCGCCACCGGACAGAGCGTTGAACAAAGCCTGTTTGATGATGGCCTTGCCAATCTCGATCATGAAGTCAGCGAGACCTTGCAAGAGTGCGTTGAAGAAGGCTTTGGCTGCATTCTCGCCATTGGCAAGAGCCTGGGCGAATGCGCTGAATGCGTTGCCACCAACGTCGGCCAGTTTCTCGTTGATTTCTTCCGCCTTCGGGAGAAACTGATTCTCGATCTTGGCCGTAGCCGCGCCGATACCTGCCTGCAAGTTCTGCAACTGCATGATGGCCTGATCAGCACCGGGGCCACCGATTGCCTGCCAAAACTGGATAGCTTTTTCGATTGCCGCGTTCAGCTTGGTTTCAACGTCGCTGATCTGACCGACAACCGCGACAACCTTCGTCTGGTCGCCCGCCTGCTGCGCGATCTGCAACGACTCGAACAACGCACGACGCTGTTCAAGAAGCTGGTTGACTTCCAAGTTCACGTTCTTCCGGTCGAACTCTTTCGCGGCGAGCGCAGCGGTTTCGGCGCGTTGCTCCTTGGTCAGTTCGAGACCTGCAGCTTTCGCCTTCAGTTCCTCGGCTCGGATGGCTTTCGCGATCGCCTGCTCGCGCGCCGATTTGCTCATCAAGTCGAGTTCTTGGCGCTGCGTCTCCACGCGCTGCTGATAGTCGGCAAGGTACTTCTCGCTTTTCTTCGCACGCTCGGCGTCGAGTTCGACCAATCGCCCGGTCGTTTCCAACTCGGCGTTGGTCAGGTTCATCTTCTGCTTGGCCCACTCGACCACCTGCCCCGCAGTCTTGTTCTGCAGGATGCTCTTGTTGGCGTTGATCTGGTCTTGACCGAGAATGCCCGACACAGCGTCGGTGGGAGACGCACGAAGGAGGTTCACCGCGCCCTGCGGGCCAAGGAAGTGAGCGAGGTAGAGCGATGCGTCGTTGACCGCCACGCCTGCCTTCTGGAGCACACGGGAGTTCTCTTGGATGTAACGCTCGACCATGGCTTCGGACAGTTTGGCGTCCTTGCGCAGATCGAGGATGTATTTTTCGCCCGCAGCCTTCCCCATAGTCTGCACGAGACCGGCCGCACGGTCGGGGAAATACTTCTTGAACATCGCCAGCCACGTCGAGGCGATAAACTGCCCCGCACCGCTCGCGCTGGAATTATCGTTCTTGTATTTGGAGCCGTTACCGTATTCCGCGCCGACGATCTTCTTGGCTAGGGCGCTCGTACCTTCGCCGTTGACGTATTTCGCCGCCTGAATTTGATCGTAGGTCGCCCCGGCCTGATCCTTGATGGCTTCGAGGGTCTTCTTGGTGAGGTCCAAACCTTCCTTCTTGGCGCGGTTGAGGGCTTCCTGTGCTGCCTGCTCGACGAACAGCGCACGGTTGGTCAGGCCGGCAGTTTCGGCCTTCTTATCCAATGTCTCAATCTGATCGTGCAGAATGTCGTTGATGGCCTTTTGCTTCGACTCGCTCTGTTCGTCCGACTTCTTCTGCTCGGCGGAACCGTCCTTGATCGCCTGCAATTCTTCCTGACGAGCACTCACTTTCTTGAGCAGAACGTCACGTTCTGCTTCGAGAGACTTCAGTTCGTCGCCGGCACCACCGAAAGAATTTCCAGCGAGGTCGGTGATCCCGCCAGATTGCGTCGAACGCAACTGGAGAATCTGCTGATTGAGGTTGGCGAGCCGCTGTGCGTCGGTGACAGCGTTCTTGAAATGCGGCATCTGCAGGCCATTGACGCCATCGGCGGCGGCTTGTGCTGCCTTGGCCAGAATGTCGAGACCCTTTGCAGCGAGTTCGATAACGCCCGACTGTTGAACGGACTTGATGAATTTATCCCAAGCGTCTCCGAGCGAATCTACTGCCTGACCCCACTCACCGGACTCCTTCACCGTGGAGGCAAGCTTTCCGCGCAGTATATCTTGCGCCAAAGCAAGAGCGCCGGTACGGTCGCCGGCTTCGTCCATCGCGTAAATGCTATCCAGTTGCGATGCGGTGAGGAAATTTAGTTCCTTGTCGAGATCGCGAACGTCCTTGACCGTACCAGTGAAAGCGGTCGAAAGTTTCTTCGCGCTGTCAGCAACGCTATCTCCGCTAATATCGCTCAACTGCTTGGCCATCTTGGCAAGCGAATTGAAGTTAGAGCTATCGATGCCAGCCTTTGCGAACTCGCCGATAATCGTGCGAGCGTCCTTCATCTTCACGCCAAGGTCTGTGACCTGATCGGCGTATTTGGCCAGTTTCTCGGCGCTGTAATCGGCGCCATCGGCCGAGAGAGCGAGTTGCGATGAGAAGATGCGGACGGATTCGGCCGTGTCGTGCATCCGCATGGCAGCCACCACGAACGGCGTCAGCACGGCAGTCACACCAGCGATAACCGGAATGGACTTCGCCAGCGACACCATGACGTTCGGCCAGATTTGGACGAATTGTCCCGCCTGCTGCGATAGAATCTGCAGCGGGCGCTGCCCCATGGCGAGGCCCGACACAACGTCGTTGACCTGGTAGCCGAGGTTGGTCAATTGCCACGGCTTCAGGCCGTAAATCTCTACGTCCTGCGCGTTGCCCTTGAGGCCCTTATTCTTATTGCCGGAACCGCCGCTGACGCGCTGACGGCGCATAGAATTCGTGGCCGCGTCCATGCGGCTTTTGAGAGTGTTCTGCTGCGTGGAAGCATTCTTGCTCGCTACGGCGAGCTTGTTCAACTGCGTGGCCGTGGTAGCGACCGCCGCGCTTTCAACCTTCGCGCCTTCGGCATTGCGGATGAACGCGGCATAACCCGATTTCGTCGGGTTGTTCAGGCTCGCGCGAATCTGTGTCTTGAGGACTGACTCCGAAGCGGCTTTGGCTGCTGCCATTTTCTGAGCAGCTTCGCCAGCACGAACACCGGTCAGCTTCAAAGCGTCGGCGACTTCACGCATCTCTGCGGCAGACAGGTTCCCCGTCTTGCGCGCCGTTGCCATGACGGTGCTGTACCGCTTGATGCTGGAGATCAGACGGTCATATTCGGCAGTCGCGTCAGCAAGTCCGGCCTTCGCAGCACCTGTGATCTCCAGTCGATTAGACGCCTTCGCAGCAGCAGAAAGTTTCTTCTGCTGCTGCTCAAGGTTCTTCAGGACTTTGGAATATTCGTCGCGTGCCTTGACGGCAAACTCTACGACTCTTTCACGATTCGCCACCGATCATGTCCTTCAGATATTTCGTCAAGGTCTTGGCGGCTTTCTTGGTGAAACTCTCTTTGACACTCATGTTCGGAATGCTGGAGAGCGCCATCTGCATCAGGGAGATTTGTGTGGCCATTTGAGCGTCGATGCGTTTGACCACCAAACTCGCTTCTTCAGAAACCTTGCAAATTGGATAGCTCAGAGCGTTTGGGTGTCCGTGATCGAGCAACAAGCTGACCTGGCGCCGAACACCCTCTATCCATTTGTCTAGGTTTTCGGGTGCGTGATGCGCGCCGCGCCTTCCATCACCCGAACGACGATCTCCATGAGTTTTTCCAGCCCGCCTTCGCCCATCAGCGTGAGCGAGACGATCTTTTCGAGGAACTGTGCCTGCACCGCGAGCGGCAACTTCGCCGCCTTGTCGGCGCTGTTCGGCGAGTCCATGCCGCAAGCGATGACCAGCGATGCCAGCGGCACGAAGTCATCGATCATCGACAACGCGATTTCCTCGATCGATCCTGTCATCTTGCCATTGATGGCTTGCTGATACAGATCGGCGACGACTTCGCGGTGCTGTCGAACGATGAAGGTGATTTGGGCCAAGCCGAGACCGCGAACCTCAAAGGTCTTCCCGTTGAACTCAACGGTCTCGGTGGGGATTGTCAGCGTCTCCAACTGATCCATAGCTTCGCCCTTACGCCGCTACGGCGCGACCGTCGCGGTAGGCGAGCGCCAGATTGCCCTTCTTGAGAATGGCAAGCGAAAGCGGCATCGTCTGAAACGCGGTGGAGTCCGGGTCGTTGACGAGAGCGAAATCGCCATTGGCCGAAAGACGGGCGCGCGGCATTGTGTAGTCGGCCTGCTCACCAAGGGCGTTAAAGGAAACGAACTTGAGAGCGCCTTCCACCTGCGTGTCGCCGGCAACGATCTGCTCGCGCGTCGATGCGGCAACGTCGTAGGTGACGACGATTTTGAGTTGATCCTTCAGCGCGGTCAGAAGACCGAGATCAAGATCGACCTCGTAGTCCGTATTTTCGACCAGCGCCACCGGGGTCGTCGCACCGTCAGTAACGGTCGTGATCGTCACCGAGCGAACACCGGAGGGAACCGTGTCACTCTGCCCAAGCTGGTACACGTCGCCGGCCTTGACCGTCTCGAAGGTCTCGGAAACATCGGTCTGCGCAGTTGCGGCGATTGTGCTCACGCCACCCATGAAGAAGTAGGCAACGTTTTCGGACTTGATGTCGTCCGTGGTCAGCGCGCCGCTCATGGTGGCGCCGATGTTGATTTCCTCGTCGAGAACCTTGAGGCCCGCCTGCGAAGAAAAGTGCTGAATCGTCTCGCTGTCACGAGTCAGCGTGAACTCCGGGCAGTTGCCGAGTTCGCGATAGGCGCCGGGGACCTGCGTACCCGGATTGTATTTCGCGAAGAAGATTTTTCCGCGCGGAATGGTGAGGTGTTCCGATTGAAAGTCCATGTCCAATTTCTCCTGGGTACGTCTAAAATCACTTATAACTTGATTTTAGATCAAACGAAAGGTGTCTCTAGATTTTCTGCCAGTGTGAGCGTCACACCGAACAGGAAATAAGAGACGGCACTAACCTCGTCGTCGGGTGGACGGTGAACCGGTTGCCCTATCGACAAGCTCATGACGCACGGCGCCTTTGGCCCAAGACCTAGAACATTGTAGCGTTCCTTCTTGGAGGCAACGAGTGCCTTGATCACTTCGGCCGACAGTTTGTATGCCGGATCAAGCGGATGCATCTTGTCGTCTTCAACGAAGCCCTGAACCAAGATACGAAATTCATTTGCAGCGGCCGGCGACGTGCCGGAACCATTGTTCGGGTCGATCGCGCGAGGGTCTTCCAACACGGAGATCATCGGCAACGGATCATTATCACCGTAAATAGTACGTCCACGGAACACGCGTTCGGCAGGGCGACCGGCCTCGTCAGTGCCGTTGGAAAGATCGTGCTCGTATCCGTTGTCGGGAGTCACGTCTTTGATTCGCTCGCAGACGGCCTTTAGCACGCGAAGGCGAAATGGATCAGCCATCCAGCAACTCCATCTGACGGTTAAATTCTTCCTCTAGAAAGTCCATGGCTTCGGGCGTCATCTCGTCGAAGATACCGCCGCCGTCGGAAGCGGCTGCAAGCGCCTGGTCAACCGAGGGGCCGTAGAGCAGCCACAAATTCTTGCCGATGGCCTTTGGCTGGTAGGCACCGCGCGGCGCTTCGCCATTGGTACGAACGGCCAACCCAACGTTGTTGTTCTTCAGGCGCATGAGGAACGCGCGTTTGATCGTCCCGCCCCGACCGGGCTTCACGCTGACTCTGATCTCACCACCTTTGTGTCGTTGCCCGCCTGCGAGCGGCTTCTGCTTGGTGAAGCGGGCGAGCGAAGTAGGAACACCCCTACCCTCGATCAGCGTGTGGAAGGCACCCTTGCGAGCGCGCGTCTTCACCCACAGTCGCTTGGACGAAGGTGACAGATAGGACGCGGGGAAATTGACCTGTTCACGCGCGGCGCGCGCAAAGCGCGTCCTGCTGCGATCTGCCGTGCGATTGAGCGCGCGGGTCAGGGCCAGTTCTACCGTGTTATTCATTTCGGGAACGAAGTCGAACTGATCGAACTCGACCACGATGACGGCGGCGCTCACGTAAGGATTCCTTCCCATTCGGGGCCAGTCGTGTCTACCGTGTCGAGAAATGCAGTCAGGTCAGCTTGAGAAACCTCGGAGACCTCTGCGTAGATGTACCCGTCTCGCTCCGGCTTGGTTGGGCCGGTGAGGTATGCTTCGGAGTTTCCAAAGATGACGTAGGACTTGCCGAGAACCTTAGCGACTTCCTTCGTGTCGAAGACAATGCGGTCGGTCATGTCGAGCAGTTTGCCCGCGCTCGTCCAGTCGTCGATCATCTGCTCGGAGATGATCTGCTTTTGATGCAGACGGACGTTGACGCGAACCGGCGTGCCGGCAGCATGCGTGAGATAAACAGCCGGAATCTCGAAAGCCCGGTGAATATCTGCAAGCGCCGAACGCTTCAATTCGCGCCAACTCGCCATTTAGAGCAGGTTCTCCCCGTCGGAGGATTCCTTGGCCGCTGCGTCTTCCGCTGCTTGCTTGGCTGCTGCGTCTTCCGCTGCCTGCTTGGCTGCTGCTTTCTTAGCCTCGGCCTCGGCCACCTTGGCAGCCTTCTTCGCTGCCTTGGCATCAACCTCAGCAACAGGCTCATCGGAACCCTTGACCGGCACAGCCGCGCCGACGCGCAGAACGAAATCCAGTTCCTCGCCTTCGAGAATAGCAGTCTCGCCGGCATTGATGACAGGCGGCTTGGCCGAAACCGAACGCTGAATGGTGTGAATTGCTTTGATTTCCATGGTTGTCTCCATTGTGAGAAACGGCCCGACCGTGATTGATCGGGCCGTTGTGGGAGGCTCTGGTTACGCGAGAACGCGAGCCTTGAGGGTGCGGTTCGGGTAGAGCGGAACCGGGAGCGGGGAAGACTGGTGCATGATGAAGTCTTCGCCGGGGTCTTCCGTGCGGAACATCTTCGCGAAGATGCGGCTGTTCGACAGGCCGTTCTTGATGGCCGCGTTGTCGTAGATCGCACCGTAGCAGCGCACGCCGGTCGCACCAGGAGCAACGAGCAGAACGTCCTTCTCGTTGAGCAGATCAACCTTGGTCTTGCCGCCCGAACCATCGGGAACGTCAACGGTATCCTTGTAGGAGTAGACGTTCAGGCCCGAACCAAGCTGGCCGAGGTAGTTGAGCGGCTGCTCGGTACGCAGGATGCCGAGCGACATCTGTACCGAGTCATTGCCACGGTAGCGGGTGTCAAGGGCGTCCTTGATGCCGGTGTTCTTGCGGAAGTACGGGGCCACTTTGGCACCGACAATCAGCGTGGATGCAGCACCGCCGCCGCTCGCCAGATACATCGTATTCATCCACGTTTCCAGGTCTCCGAGGATGTCGGTCCCGGCAACGCTCCAGTAGTCAGCCGACTTGGTGATGGTGTGACCGGAGTCACGACCGAAGTCGAGCAAGACCGAAGGATGGTCGGTGCCCTGATCGCGGTCAAAGTCGATCTGGACCTTGCCGTCGATGAGAGCGCGAGCCGCCATCCACGCTTCACGCACATCGATCATGCGAGTATGGCGCTCGGTGATTTCTGCCACGCGCAGATCGAACCTTTCTTCCAGCGTCGGCGTGCGGCCGGCGTTGATGAAGACTTCCGAAGGACGGATGTTCTTCAGATCGGTCGGACGAACAGCATCCTTCAGCTTGATGTACGGCGCCGTGATCTGCGTGATCGTCTCGGCCTTGGCGTTCTGAGTCGGCTTGCCCTGTTCGTAGGGCAGGACGAACGGCGCGAGGAAGCGATCGGAATCAGGTAGATCGCCGAAGCGGATCGTCCCGTCTTCCGAGTAGTGCGTCTGCGTGAAGAACGTGTCGAGGAAATAGGACGGGACCGCCTTGTAGCGGTCGTTCTGGCGAAGCTCGTAGAGATCGCGAGGAGTCCAAAGCTCAATGGCCATGGTGGTGTTCCTTTCCGATTAGGGGTTGGCCACAGTCGAGCCGAAGTAAACTTCGCGGACGACGATGTTCGTGGGGGTGGGGGCGCCGGCAAACGCAGCGAATTTCAGCGCGTCGGTGCTGAAGCTGGTGGGCCAGTTGATCAGGTGCTTGGCGAGGCAGCCGGCACGCAAGATCGGAACGCCGGGGTTCGTGGACGCAGCGACAGTGATGTCGTAGAGCGTGATGCCGATCGGCGCGATGCTGTTTGCAGGCGTCACGGTATCGATAACGGCCGCGACCAGGTTGCCATCAGCATCGAAACCAACGGGGGTGTAGGCTTCGAGCGTCTGGCTTTCCGCCAACTGCATATCCTGAGTCACAACCGCAGGCGTTTCGCCGACGATCAGTCCTTCAAGAACCGGGTTGATGGTGTCGGACGACTGCGAGGGATAACCGGCAGAAGGTCCGAGATTGGGAAGGTTAATGGTAGCCATTTCGGCTGTCCTTTCTCGTTGGAGTTAGCCCTTGGCCTTCGTGCCGCCGACCATTGCGAGCGTCTTTTCGGCGCGGCTCATTTCCGTTTCCTCGTCGTTGCCAGCGACCACATTCGGATTCTGCGAACCGATCATCGCAGCCTTGAGCATGCCTTCAGGGGCACCTGCGCCAGTCTGCGGAGCGGCTTCGGCGTTCAGGTTGCCGAGGAACTTGCCGGCCTGTTCGACGCTCATGTCCGTATCGAGAGCGGCGGCAAGTGCGGCCTTCGGACGGTCCTTGGCGTTGTCGTGATTGAGGATCGCCGTGATGCGTTCGCGTTCAGCGGTCGCACCGGCAGCGGCACCTTCCGCACGAGCGGAGGCAGAAGCAGTTTCAACAGCCGAGGCAACGGCTGCGTCGAGATCGGCCTGTGTAAGATCGGCCATGGTTTCATCTCCTTCCGAGATTGTGGCCTCGAAGGCCGTGATCGCGTCGTCCAGCGCACCAACCTCATCGGCCAGTCCGTTTTCGATCGCCTGTTGAGCCATGAAAGTGTGAGCATCGGTGGAATCCACCGCCTCTTTACTCATGCCCCGGTTCCGCGCCACCATGGCGACGAAATCTCCGTGGAACTTGTCCACGCGCTCCTGAATCCGTTCCCGCGCACCCTCGGACAGAGCTTCGTAGGGGTTGCCCTCCATCTTGTCGGGCTTGGAACGGATGATGTTGACCTTGACGCCTGCGTCATCGAGCAGCTTCGAATATTCGAACTGCGTGACGACGACGCCGATGGAACCAACGCCACCGGTGCGGGCAACGGTGACATGCTCCGACGCGGCGATGATGTTATAGGCAGCCGAATAGGCGTGCTCGGTTGCAAAACCGCGAATGGGCTTCGTGCCTCGCAATGCGTAGAGACGATCGACGAGATCGAAATTTCCCGCGACCATGCCGCCACCGGAGTTCACGACGAGCGCGATTCCCTTGACGTTGCTGTCATCCACGCCGCGCTTGACGGCCTGAAAAATATACTCATAGCCAGTGGCCCAATCGCCGAAGGCGTAAGGGAAATCGTTCAGAAGAACGCCCTTGACCGGCACATGCAGGATGCCGTTCTTCACGACATACGGACGTGCCCACGACATGCCGTCACGCCAGAAATCGTCGGAGTCACCTGCCTTCTCGGCAGTGTCGAGCAAGACGCTGGCTTTCACGAGATGCGATTCAAGCTGACGCGCCCATCCTTCGTCGATGAGTGCTGGCTGATCCTGAAAGCGTGCCAGGATGGGGTTCATTTGTTCTCTCCATCGTTAGGCGTGGCCGTCAGCGAATTTTGAAGGTCGGTCGTGTCGGTGCTGTCGTAGATCGACGGCATCTCAAGCTTCTTATCGAGGTCGTACTCACGACGCTGTTGCCGTGCGACCTTGCGCCAGTCGGAGCCGGTCATCTTCGCGATCTCGGTCTCCTTGGTGGAGAAGCCGGATTTGACGCGTAGGATCGCCGCCTGGGTCTCCTTCAGCGGGTCAATCTGACCCTGAGCCGCGCCGATCCACTCGCAAGCCGCGAACAATTCTGCGTTCATACCGTCGTAGAAACGCGGCAGACCACGGCGCTTGAAGCACTCCAACTCATTGTAGTTGATGGCTTCTTCAAGCCACAGGCGATAGATGAAGTTGGCCACCTTCTCGGCAACGCTGCGCTTGAGCGACATCATCGTCTTGAAGGTTTCACCGGACGACGCACGAGCCGACGAATAGTTCGTCTGCGTGTAGTCGCGCGAAAGCTGCTCGTATGACACGCCAAGCGCGGCAGCGATGTAGCGCAACAAGCTCTGCTCGAACTTGTCGCCCTGCGGGCTGGCTGCACCGGGGTTCTGAATCTTGAGCTTGGTGCCTGGCGCAAAGATCGGTATCTTCGCGCCGTCCATCGTGAGGTTCTGCGCGTTCGCCGTGTAAGTGGCAATCTCGTTGAGATAATCCGTCATCCACGCGGTCGTGGCATTGCCGTCGGTCGGATTGCCGCTACCCATGGCAAGCGAAGCATCGGTCGGGAGTTCCGACTCAATCGACGCCGCATAGGTGGAAGCAACCACTGCGCGCTCAAGCTCAGTCCTGCGGAAGTGCTTCGTCATCCGCATTTCGCCGAGGGCAGCAACCATCGCCGTCACGCCGCGCGTCTGATCGGGGCGCATTTCCTCGTAGATGTGATTGATCAGCGGGCGGCCCCACGGCTTGCGAGCCGGAATGCGTTTCCACTTCATGCTGGCGAGGATGTTGGTGATGCCGAGCCGATAGTCGCCGGGATGGGCGTTGCGGATGTAATAGGCCGTCGGTGCTCCGTAGGCGTCGATCTCCACGCCCTTGCGAACGCGACGACCGGAAAGAAGCGTGCGGTCACGGGGGTCGGACAGACGCGCGCTGTCGATCAACTGCACGGCAGATGAGAACGGGCGCCCGTCGTCGAACCACTCGGCTGACATGAGCACTTCGCCGTTGGACAGGTGAACACCGACAGCGAGACGAACGATGTCCGTCAGCGTCTTGCGACGTGCGGCGTCTGGCCAGTTCTGCGGGCTTTCGGCCCAAAGTGTGAACTTGGTTTCGATTTCCTCTTGAGCCTCGGTCTCCCAAACCTCATCTTCCTTGCCGAACAGCAACTTGGTTTCGGGCTTGGAGTTCAGAAGAAAGCGAGCGCCAACGATGGAATCCTTACGGATCGCAGCACCACCGGCCACATATGCGTCGTTGCGCATCGTATCGAGCGCACGCGCGTCCAGGTCGTCCTTGAGCGGGAGAAGATCAGCGTCGGCGGAACGCAGCGCGGGCTGCCACATGCCGAGACGATCAAGCTTGTTGGCGCCATCATAGGCAACGCCGCCCGAAGCCACCGCCGAAGCTTCGGGCGGCAGCACCTCTGAAGTCAGCGGGGAGACACCGCTGTTCGACTCCAACAGGTCCGTGAGATCGAAGCCGCTCATCCCCAAATCGGCCTCAACGGCAAGCGCGCTTTGGCGGCGCAACCCGACAGTTGCGATTCGAGGTCTTTGATGTATGCGAGAAGTCGGGATGCGTTGGCGCTCGTGTAGCGAACGGACGAACCGTCGCTGTCACGGAACTCGACCGCAGCCTTGCCCATAACGAGCGCGCGATAGGCGATCCGTGCTTCGTCTAGCCATGATTGGAGTTCGGCGGTCGTCGCCATAAGTCATCCTGCAAAACTTTCACTTTTAAATACGGCAAAAGTGAAAGTTTTGCAAGAGATAGTTGACATTCATCTTTTAAGTGAATATCGTGTTTTTATTTTTACCTGGGGAATGTAGGTTTTCGCAGCACTGTGAGGACGTGCGGGACAAACTTGGCTTCGATGATTCCGGCCTTGCTGCGCCATGCACAAATGACATCCCCTCTGGCGCACGGCGTCAGGATGTTGTCGTAGTCGTCTGTCGCAATATCGACGACGATCATAGGCGGGCCGCCCGACTTGACGCGGACTAAAGTGCCTATCGGCAGTCGCTCGATTTCGGTGATGGGCATGGCGGGGCAATCCTTGTGGTTTATTTTTGACCGCCGTTGCCCTCATCGCGCTTCTTAGGTTGCTTTGGGGCAAACTTCTCCTTGGGCTTGTTTCTGGCACCAGCGTCATATGCAGATCGGGTGAAATAATCGTCGGCGTCGTAAATTCGAGTTTCCATGTCTTACTCCGTTGTTAGTCACTTCATTCAAGCCAACTTCTGCGCGAGTTCCGCCATTGTCAGGCGCTTGGGCTTCGTCGGCGTCTCTGGCGACGGCGCATCGCCGCCGAACACGAGAGCGTTTTCGTCCCACGGGGCGGCCCACACGGGAGGATCGTCATAATTGAGACGATCAATGTTGAATGTGACGAACGGAACGTTCGGCTCAACGCTCCTAATCGCCAGGCCCAGTGCATAATACGCCAAGTCGAATGCTTCGTTGCGCCGCTTGCGCGGGTTCATCCAACCCTTCTCGGTGCGAATTTCCGTCGTCATCTGTGCGTAAAACCAACCCGGCATCCAATCGGGAAAGCGCAGCATGCCACCGGTCGTCTCGTCATCGCCGCTGTCTTCGACCCGGCGAGCCATCATCACGGACACGCGATCTTTCATCAGATTCGAATTGAACAGGATGACAGGCACATCGCCCTTGGCGATAGCCATCTTTCCCTTCTGATTGGAATCCGGCCAAGTGGTGTGAGCGTGGGGGTTCGATTTCGGCGTGTCGCCTTTAACCAGGCAGAAGCGACGATGTAACCCCTCGCCGCCCTTCCGAAGCCGGCGCCACAGATTATAAGCGTGACCGGTCACACCCTCGGCACCACCCGAATCGCAGCCCATAGCACGAATTCTCATCTGCCGACCGCTACCGTCCTCAAGCGGATAGGTGCGCTTCAAAACCTCATCGACCAGAACGTCCCAATCCTCGCCGAATGCAGCCGGGTCGATCGGCAGGCGTTCCCCTGCCCCGTTGAGGCGATTCGACAGACGACATTTAAAGCCGTCGATCACCACCATGTCGCCGGTCGCGGTGAAACCATGCACCTGAATGACGAAGGCGCTTTTCTGCACGTCGGCCGTGGCGATGAGGAAGCGCACGCCATGCGGCACGGTTGGCTCTTGCTCACTCGTGTTCCAGTCTTCGGCCCGGTTTTTCAGGTCTTCCGGCGACCGCTCAGACAGGCGCGATTGCGGGATGTAGAATGAACCCTGGTCGGTCGTGACCGTCTTGCGCAGTGGTCCGTCGTCGCCCGTTTCCTCGAACGCCTTGAGCGCGCGCAAGTTCTTCTCGACCAGTTGACCCCAATCCTGATACGCGGCGGCTGGTCCCTTCATCCAGAATGAGGCAATCGACGAACGGGCTGCTTTCATGCCGTTGCGTTCGACGATCTCGCCTTCCGGCGTCCACACCATGCCGTCTTTCACCCATCGGCCGCCCCAATTGAGATCGTCCTTCATGGTGGGTTCGAGCACGCTGCCGCAACTTGGGCATGCCATGTAGGTTGCTTCCCGTGCCTCCATGATATCTGCGGTGTCGGGATAGCGCAGCAATTTGAAATCAGGCTCGAAAGGATCGTTGCAGTGCGGACAACGCCAATACCAGCGCCGACGGTCGCCACGATTGTAAAGCTCGAAGATGCCGCGAATAGGCGGCGCTTCATGCGGCGTCTGCGGCGTCCATTTCGGGTCTTGGATTTCTTTGTTCGGGTTGGGCGATGCTTCCGCGACCGTCATGCCGAACCGCTTAAAGGTCGTGGTGCGCATCTGCGCCAAGTCGAAGGGATTTCCCTCGCCGTCCACGTTATCGTCCATGCGCTCGTAGTCGATGAGCCAGACGCGGCCGACGGTGATACCCGACAGGTTGCTCGAAGTCGGGTACGTCAAGCGAAACTGCATGCCGGAATCGAACTCTTTGTCGAAGGTGTTGTCGTCCTTCCGGTTCGTAAGCTGGTGTGCCCGCACGGCGCTCGATGCCTGCAAGAAGCGTTCGAGATCACCCTTCGACCACTTGCGCGCGTTCTCGCGATCCATGTGGACGTACATCATGTCGGCGGGGTCGGTCATGACCGTATGCGTGAGCCACGACAAACTCATAAGAGTCTTACCGGTTCTCGCAGGTCCTACGAAAATCATGCCCTGATAATCGAGGCTGGTGAGCACGTCCTGCGGCTCTTGGAGGTAGGGAGTGCGGCGCAATGACCATGGGGTGCTGTGACCGCCGCCGCTGCCGATACGCATCCACTTCTCGGCAGCCTCGGTGACGCTCATGCGCTCTGCCGGCTGCAGGCTTTGAAAACCGTGAGCTACAATATTTTCAAGGATTGGATGGGGAGCCTGGTCGATTAGTTCCTCGACCGTAGGTGGGCGCATGCGACTCATTCGTCACTCACCGTCGGGCGCGCGTCGGTGCCTTCCAATTCCTTCTCGATCTCACGGGAATGGGCATTGGTCTGGTGCTCGCGCGGAAACTTTTCCAGCTTCTCACGGATTTGGGCATTCATGTCGTTCACCCGATCGACGAGGAAATTGTACTGTTCGTCGTTGAGATTCTGGCGTCCCGGCATGTCTTCGATCCACATTTTGCTCTCCTGCCGGATCAGCAAGGAGACGCGAGCGAAGGTCATGAGCACGTCTTCGTCGTGCCAAAGCTGCCCTGCCGAGGTCAGTGCTCGGATGCGGGCATTGGTCATTTCCCAATACGCCTTCGAGACGATGGGCGGCAGCGAGGCTTGGTTCTGCTGTGCGAGCCAGTCCTCAATGCTTCCCTGCGGCGGGATGAGATAGGCCATCGCCGTCAGGAAGTCGTAATACGGAACCTGGCCGCGTCCGTGAGCCTGCCACGAATCGACGGGGCACTTTTCGAGCCGCTTCTGTATCTGCTTCGGCTGCTTGCCGCAGATGTTGGCGAGGAACGTCACGCCGACGGGGCGACGAAACTCCGTGTAATGCGGAAGGTCCGTGCCCATCTGCTGCTGCAACCGCGCTTCGGCTTCCGCCTTGGTTGGCCGGCCTCGACGACGGCGTGGCGGTTCGTCACCAAGAAGATCGTCAAGATCGCTCACGCGAATACCCTGTCGAGCCAGTTCATCACTTCGCGCTTGCTCCAGCCGGCGCACCTGTGTGACACGCGGCGCTGCTGCGGAAACGTGCCTTTTGCAACGCGGCGATAGATTTCGCGCTTGGACACGCCAGCGATATCACACACCTCTTTGATGCGAAGGAATTTGTCTTCCAT